ATTTAAGGAAATGTAATGACTAAAAATGAATTCATTGAGTCGTATTACAAGGAGAGATACAAAGAACTACTGAAGTTTGCTCGTAAGCGTGTAGGAAATTACAATCTAGCATTAGCAGAAGAAGCTCTTCAAGAGGCTTTCTATCGTGCTCTTAAATACTTTAAGGCGTATCAAAAGGAAGAAGAATTCGACAGTTGGTTTGGTAAAATCCTTGTCAACTGTATCAATGATACGAAGAATATGGAAAGGGATAGAGGTGTATCGTCACATAAGGAATATGATAATGATTACGTCACCACCATTCCTTTCACTAAGGCTGTGATTGATCAGCTCCATAAGGAGAAACCTCGTAATTTACAAATCCTTAACATGTATTTCTTCTACGGATATAAGTCACGAGAAGTAGCTGAGTTTATGAACATGAGTCACGATGTAGTACGAGATGTCATTAGAACATTCCGTAAGCGTGTGCGTAATGTTTAAGTATTATTCTCAGTATGTATGGCAGCCTTTGAAATATCTTGCTCCTTATATTCTCGTAGCTATTATTCTATTTGGATTGAAAGGGAGCTCAATTGAATGAAGACATAAATGTATTCGATATTGAAGCTGACAGTCTAACCCCTACTAAAATTCATTGCCTAGCTATTAAGAACGACAAGGGTAGTAAAGCTACTACCGATTATGAAAACATGAGAAAGTTCTTTACGAAAGCTAAGGTATTAGTAGGCCATAACATCGTTAGATACGATATCCCAGCAGTAGAAAGATTGTTAGGGATTAAGGTGAATGCTCTGCTAGTAGATACTTTAGCGTTGTCTTGGTATCTATATCCAGAGCGTATCAAACATGGCTTAGAAGAATGGGGTGAAGAGTTTGGTGTACCCAAGCCTCAAATTGACGATTGGGAAAATCAATCTATTGAAGACTATCTTCATCGTTGTAAGGAAGACGTAAAGATTAATGTCCTTCTATGGAATAAGATGTGGTCTTATCTCAAGAAGATTTATGACAGTGAAGAAGAGATATGGAACTTCATCCGTTACATCTCTGAGAAGATGGATTGTGCTAGAGAACAGGAGAGAAGTAGATGGAAACTAGACGTTGAACGATGCTCTACAGAACTTGAGAAACTACTACTCATTCAGACTGAAACTGTATCGAAGCTTAGAGCAGCAATGCCTAAGGTTAAAAAATATGCAACACGAACCAGACCAGCTAAACCGTTTAAGAAGGATGGAGGATATTCTACGTTGGGAGCAAGATGGTTTGCTCTTGTTAGACGAAGCCATCCATCTCTGTCAGAAGAAGCCGTCATTGAGTACAGTGGGGCTATTGAAGTAGAAATTGACGAAGAGGAAGGCAATCCCAATAGCCATATTCAAGTAAAGGATTGGCTCTACTCATTAGGTTGGAAACCGGAGACATTTAAATATGTTAGAGATAAAGAAACAGGCGATACTAAAGCTATTCCTCAAGTCAATTTGGAGCACGGTGCTGGCATTTGTCCTAGCGTGCTTAGGTTGGCTGCTATTGATAGCGGGGTTGAGTATCTCGAGGGCCTCGGTGTTGTCTCTCATCGGATTAGTTTGCTTCGCGGTTTCCTTGATTCTGCAGACGATGGGGGATTCTTACAAGCACAAGTCGCAGGACTAACAAACACCCTACGTTTCAAACATAAGACAATTGTCAACCTTCCAAAAGTTGGTAAGGCTTATGGTGATATCATTCGTGGTGTATTGATCGCTCCAGATGGCTATGAGCTATGCGGGAGCGATATGTCGTCTCTTGAAGATAGACTCAAGCAACATTACATCTATCCGTATGATCCGGATTACGTAAATGAAATGAATAGGAGTGATTATGATCCGCATCTTAGCCTTGCTGTCCTCGCTAGAGCTATCTCAACCGAACAGATGCAAGCTTACATTAACGGAACTGATAAGTCCATCAAACCGATCAGAGATATTTTCAAGAATGGTAATTATGCCTGTCAATATGGAGCGGGACCACCCCGCCTTGCTCTTACTTCTGATATATCGTTAGCTGAAGCTAAGAAGGTACACAAGGCTTACTGGGATAAGAACTGGGCGATCAAAAAGGTAGCTGAAGATCAACGTATCCGTAAGATTGGTGATCAGATGTGGCTTCAGAACCCTATCAATAAGTTCTGGTACAGTTTAAGGTTCGAGAAGGATATCTTCTCCACACTAGTACAAGGGAGTGCATCGTATGTCTTTGATCTGTGGGTAGCTCGTTTCAGAGAAACTCGCAGTCAATTAACAGGTCAGTTCCATGACGAAGTAGTTCTTTGTGTTCGTAAAGGATATAGGGAGCAATGTACCAAGCTGCTTAATGATAGTATCGCTTGGGTTAATGACAAACTAAAACTTAATAGGGAGCTTGGTATCGATGTCCAATTCGGAGCAAGATATTCAGAAATCCACTAAGGGGGTGTCTTGGGATGATATTAGAAAAGACCTTCCTAAAGAAATTCAAGATCGTCTAGATAAAAAGAAAGGAATAATTAATGGCGTTGAACGCACGTAAAGTTAAGAGTAACTCTGGTCCTAAGGCTCCTGCAATTGACGAAGGTGCATATCCTGCTCGTCTCGTACAGGTAATTGATCTAGGTCTACAGAAACAGGAATTTGGTGGTGAAGTGAAGCCTCCAAAGAATGATATCTGGACTACATATGAACTCGTTGATGAATTCATGACGGGTGAAGATGGTGAGCCTGATACTGAGAAGCCTCGTTGGCTCTCAGAACGTATCCCTCTGAACAATCTTGATAGTGATTTGGCTAAATCTACTAAGCGTTACTATGCCCTCGATCCTAATGAGGAAGAAGATGGTGAATGGGCTAATCTTCTTGGTCGTCCAGCTCTCGTAGTTGTAACGAAGAAGAAACGTGAAGATGGAGATCGTAACTACATTGGTGGTACGTCTGCTCCACGAGCCAAGGATGCTGCTAAGTATGCACCTCTGGTGAATGAACCTAAGGTGTTTATGTTGGATAATCCTGATCTGGAAGTGTTCAATTCTCTCCCCGACTTCCTCAAGGAAATCATTAAAGAAGGTCTTGAGTTCGAAGGCTCACTTCTTGACAAGCTTCTTAAGGGGGATGTCCAACAGACTAAGATTAAAACGAAGAAGGAAGAGAAGATCATTGATGATGAAATTCCTTTTGAAAAGGAAGGGAGTGATCACGGTGTTCCAGAAAGTGTTTCCGATAGTGACGGGGACTGGTAATGGCTGATTTGATTAAGCCATTTACCTTCATGTCTATCAATCATAATCGATTGGCAGAAGAACATGGATTGAAGGAAGGTGATGTTGTATTTATTGCAGCAGCTAAAGCCTTCCCCATGTCTGAAGAAGACCCCTATACTCAGCGTATCTTCTTCTTCGTTCAGAAGACTGTTGACGATAAGATTGATGATGAGAGTGGTGTATTCATGTTAGATGCTAAGAGCCTCTCGTTCATCGATCCTGAAGAGCATAAGATTTACGTCAATGTTAATGAGATTGTCTATGACAAACCTGCAACCACTCATTGATGGAGACATTCTAGCATATGAGATAGGAGCAGTGGCTCAATACATCAACGAGGAGACGGGGGAGCTTATTCCCCGTCCATGGGAATGGGTGGAAGAAACCATTGACAATCGTATCAATGATATCTGTAAGGCTGTAGGAGCCTCGTACAAGCCCATTGTATATTTGACTGGTGACCCTACCCTTCATGCTATGAAACGCCGTGTACGGCCTTCTCTGCCCATCTATGAGCCTAATTTCCGTATTGGACTTGCTAAGTCGCAACCCTACAAGAATGGACGGAAGGAAGAGAAGCCTCTTCATTACAATAATATCAGAGCTTACTTCGTAGGAGTGTATGATGCTTATGTCGCCTTGGGCTGTGAAGCGGACGATGAGATGTCTATCGAACAAAGTAGGAGACCTACAGAGACGATTATATGCACTAGAGACAAAGACCTTAGACAAGTACCCGGATGGCATTACGGATGGGAGTCGGGACGACAGGGAGAATTCTCCCCCACGTTATATGACAGACTTGGAACTATTGAACTTGATAGAACAAAGTCAAGTCCGAAGATCGTTGGTGGAGGGTTTAAGTTCTTTTGTGCACAACTCTTCACGGGTGATACTGTTGATACAGTCCCAGGACTTAGAGGATATGGGCCAGTTAGCGTGTCAAGCCTTATCAGTCCTTGTCTTTCGACAGCCGAGTGTCTCAGTGTCGTACGACAAGAGTATGAATCAGTACACGGTGATTCTTGGAAAGAAATCCTCAGAGAACAAACCAACCTTCTCTGGATGATCCGTGAACGTAATGAAGATGGTAGTTTGAAGTTCTTTAATCCTAAGGAGTATATGTAATGATGATTTTCTATAGGATTATTCCTGACCACTTATATTGGGCATTGGAAATGCGTAATGAAGGTGAGTCAGATTGGTATAGAATTCAGTTATATGATAAATATCGTGATGCTTTAAAAGATAAAAGGACATATGAAGGAATTATTCGTGGCTGACTATACAGAATATAAGAAGAGACGATTCGATCTCCGTAAAGAAGCATCAACATGGGCTCAGAAAGAAAAGGATAGGGTGAATAGTGTCATGAAGATTAAGATTGATATCAACTACCATCCTAGTGAGCCTCTTCCATGGGAAGCAGTATTATTGGTTCGTAACTAATGGCTAGACCATCAGGACCTAAGGTAAGATGTAACAATCAATGGACAGAAGCTAAATTCAAATCATTCATTCGTGGAAATCTTAGACGTGTGTCTCAGAAATGGGCACCAATCCAAACCGTATTAGGTAAGGCACGAGTGGAGAGAGGATTTTATCTTTGTGCATGTTGTAAAGAAGTGGTTCCCGCTACGATTAAAGTAGATGGTAAGCGTGTGAAGAATGTTCACGTGGACCATATTGATCCTGTCATTGATCCCAACGTTGGTTGGGTGAGCTGGGATAGTTTAATTGAACGTATGTTTGTTGAGGAAGTAGGGCTCCAAGTTCTATGCGATGCATGTCATACAATTAAAACTAATAACGAAAAAGCAATTGCTAAAGAACGAAGGATGGAAGAATACAATGAGTGAATTCCTAGGATACCCCCTGTTTAATAATGTACGAAACCCTGTCCTTCGTGCATATAATCGAGCTAATATCTATATCAATATTAAGGAACGTCATGGCAGTGTACCTGCTGAACGTTATCTAAAGAAGTTTGATCGTAACGGATTGTTGTCTCTCTTCACTATGATGAAGCGTATCAATACAGATGGTTACGAACAAACCCGTCGTAATGTTATGAGAGAGGAAATTGCATGACTGTTAAGATTTATCTAGCTGCCAAGTATGCTCGACGTGAAGAGATGGAAGAGATTGCCCTCCTCCTTATGAATGCTCATGGCTATGACATCACAGCACGATGGGTGTTTGGTGGTGAGGAAGGAAAGACTAATGAAGAGATTGCTGTCTTTGATTTGGAGGACGTAGATGAAGCAGATACAGTCATTAACTTCACCGAGCACCCCAATATGTACACTACCGGCGGGCGTCACGTTGAGTTCGGATACGCTATCGCAACTGGTAAACGCTTGGTGGTCATCGGACCAAGAGAAAATGTCTTCCATCATCACCCAACTGTCGAGCAGTTCGATACCCTCAACGACTGGCTACGTTCAGAAAGTGGAATCAAAATTGTCAGTGCTTAAAACAACGAGTGAAGAACGAAAGAAGTATCCTATGGCAAGGGGTCTTCTGGACTATTTTCCTGATGCTCTAGCTGAAGTAGCTAAGGTGAGCTATCTTGGTAATGAGAAACATAATCCCGGAGAAGAACTTCATCATGCTAGAGGTAAGTCCATGGACCATGCAGACTGTATTGTCCGTCATCTTGTGGGTAGAGGTGGCTTCGATGGTGATACTCGTGAGTCTGCTGCTCTGGCTTGGAGGGCTTTGGCTCTTCTACAAGAAGAACTTGAAAAAGAATTAAATCTTCCACTACCTAGAGGTGCTAAGAATGGCTAATAGATTTACCATCGTAGAACGACGGCAAGCAACTATGTGGATGTATGCTGCTCCAATTCAATATGACCTATATTGGGATATTAAGCGTAACTCTGATGGTCTCGTAATCAAAAGCTTCACTGATTATTTAGAGTCCTTAAAGTATCACGAAGCATTGGAGGATCGCTCTTGGCTCGCATCTTAATTCTCGACATCGAAACTGCTCCTAACATTGCTTACGTCTGGCGTTTCTTTAAAGAGAACGTTGGGGCTAAGCAGGTGTTAGAGCACACAGAGATTATGTCCTTCTCATTTAAATGGCTAGGTGATCCTACCATTTACTATTACGATAAGCAATATTGTACAGAGAAGGTATTGCTTGAACCACTGATGGAGGCGCTAGATGCTGCTGATATTGTCGTTGCCCATAATGGCGCTAAGTTCGATCTTCCTACTATTCAAGGTCGTGCTCTGGTGGCAGGGTATCGTCCACCTAGCCCTTACAAGATCGTTGATACCGTACTGGTGGCTCGATATGAGTTTAACTTTCCTTCTAATAGTCTTGAATATCTTTCTGGTATTCTCGGTGTAGAGAAGAAGGATGACCATAAGAAGTTCCCCGGATTTGAACTGTGGTCTGAATGTCTGAAGGGTAATCCTGAAGCATGGGAAGAGATGAAGCTCTATAACATTCAGGATATTATTACACTTGAACAGGTATATCTGAAGATGCGTCCATGGATGCGACGTCATCCTAATGTTGGTGTATTCGAAGATCAGAAGGAAGTGGTTTGTCCCAAGTGTGGTGGTAATCATATTCACTGGCGTGGTTATGCACATACTAACACAGGACGTTATCATCGTTTTCAATGTAATGATTGTGGTGGTTGGGGTCGTACTCGCACTTCTATTTATCCGACAGAACTGAAGAAAAATCTAGTTGTTAACGTAGCTAATTAAGGAGAGATTATGGAATTTGTTATTTTCTACTTCGTTGTGGGTCTTATTATCAATTGGGGTGTAGCACTGTGGGGTATGATCTTTGAATACGAAGACATCGATCCTATGGGCTTTATTCTTACTATTCCAGTATGGCCTCTTACCGTATGGAATATCATCACTGCATTCACTAATGGAGAATAAATATGTTTAAGTATATTGCTTCTGTATTAATCACTCTGGCACTTATTGTGCCAGCTAGTGCTAGTCAGTTCATCGAAGTTAAGACTGACCCCTGTCGTACGTTTGAAATCCAGAAGGCTGAAGTTAAGGCAGCTCGTCCTGATGTGACGATTGTATCTCCCTTGGATGACGAAGGAGTTGTTGTCTACAAGCAGGTAGATGGTGATATTACTACTTACATCGCCTCTCATTTCAATGCAGACGGTTGTCTTGATGGTATTCTTGTCCTTAATCAGGATGAATATAACGAATATTTCGGTATTGTTTCCTGATGAAGGCTGAACTTATCGACACGATGGGTAATGATCTCACCGTTGTAAATGCTGCTCGGGTTTCTTTTGATAAGGAATCCGAGTGGGAGTGGAGTTATGATGGTAACGGAGATGAAGCACTTCTGGCCGAGAAAGATCAGAAGCTTATTAATTACCTAGCCAAGCATAACCATTGGACACCGTTCTCTCATGTTATGATCACGATGAGAGAGACTGTCCCTATCTTCGTAGCTCGTCAACGCTTTAAACATATGGTAGGGTTTACGTACAATGAAGTAAGTCGGCGTTATGTAGATACGCCTCCTGAGTTCTTCATCCCTGAGTCGTGGCGTAAAGCTGCTGAGAATAAGAAGCAGGGTAGTAGTGATGAAAGTCTTATAGGACTGGATGCCGATTCGGCTGGGTTTCATTATGAAGAATTAATCCAGTATGCAAAAGAAATGTATACGATGTTGATTAATATGGGTGTAGCTCCGGAGCAAGCTCGTATGGTGTTGCCTCAGTCTATGTACACGTCCTACTACGTTACTGGATCGTTAGCAGCGTGGGCTAGAGCCTATAAGCTTCGTATTGACCCTCATGCTCAGAAAGAGATTCAAGACCTCGCTGTACAGTGGGGAGATATCATTGGCGCTATTCCAGAATTGAAATACTCATGGGAGGCCCTCACTAAGTAAGCTTAATTGAGGTATATACATATACACAACTAAAAGATTGGAGGATTATTATCAGCCTCTACGAAGGAACAAGTATTAAAGAACTTATCTCAGGAGAATTCCAACTACGGATTGTAATACAGAAGCAAGAAGGTGGTATCTCTATCAAGAGAATAACTACTATCGTCCCTATTGGGGATTGTACTTATATCAGACACCTACCACTCACCACTACAATTAAACTTATGTTGATTAATTCTCCTGAAGTTTCTCCATTCCTTTCCTACTTCAGGAAAGATACTCGTGATAAGTTCGAGATTAAACTCGATGGAGACGATAAGTTAAGACGAATAATCATTAATTCTATTTAAGGAAGGAATACGATGGGCCTCTTTGACGAGCAGATTAGTCGTAAGCCTGACCTCTATCCTAAAGCCAGTGATTTTATCTCTGCCATGTGGCATGGGTCATGGACACCCGATGAATTTAATTTCAAATCAGATTACTCTCAGTTCAAATCAGAACTGACGAAAGAAGAACAACAAATCATTACTCGTACTCTCTCTGCAATCGGACAGATTGAAGTGGCAGTGAAGAAGTTTTGGTCTAAGCTTGGCGATAACTTCCCTCATCCGTCTATTGCGGACCTTGGCTATGTCATGGCTGACATTGAGGTGAGACATAATAAGGCATACGAAAAGCTGTTAGATGTTCTTGGACTCGAACATGTATTCGAAGAAAACCTCAAAGAGCCTGTCGTTGCTGGACGTGTAAAGTATTTACGTAAGTATCTGGATAAGGTGTATAAGGACGATAAGAAACAATACATCTATGCTCTTATCCTCTTCACTCTATTCGTAGAGAACGTATCTCTCTTCAGCCAGTTCTATATCATCCTCTGGTTTAGACGTAATAAGAATGTATTGAACGATGCTGCACAGCAGGTAGAATATACTCGTAATGAGGAACATCTCCATGCTCAGGTAGGTATCTGGCTTGTCAATGAACTCCGTCAGGAATATCCTGAACTGTTTGATGAAGAACTTATTCATCGAGTTGTATGGGAAGCTCAAGAGGCATTCCGAGCTGAACGAGATATCATCGATTGGATGATTGGTGATTATAATCAAGATGGATTGAATGCCAATATCCTTAAAGATTATGTGGATCATCGTATCAATATGAGCCTGTCTCAGATTGGATTTGAAGGATATAAGATTGATATCAAATCTCATGAAGAGTTTAAGTGGATGGATGAAGAGCTGCACGGATATAATATGAAAGACTTCTTCGCTGGTAAGGATAAGAACTACGGGAAGAATAACAAAACTTACAACGATGAAGAGGTGTTCGGTTGACTTGGTGGATTAATAAAGATACACGAACATTCATGTCCCGTGGTTATCTAGCAGAAGGACAAACAGTTGAAGAACGTATCCATCAGATTGCACAAGCGGCTGAAAAGTATTTGGGATTCGAATTTGCTGAAGAATTTGAGGGACAGCTTCTTGCTGGTTGGATTAGTCTTGCTAGCCCTATTTGGAGTAACTACGGTTTGGATCGTGGCCTCCCTATTTCCTGTAACGGCTCTTATATTGATGATAGCATTGATGATATTCTATATAAGACGTTAGAGATTGGGGTACAGACAAAGCATGGAGCAGGAACAAGTGCCTATCTCGGAGCGATTAGAGGTCGTGGAAATCAGATTTCTACAGGCGGTAGGGCTGATGGACCAGTCCATTACGCCTCCCTTATCGAACAAACGACGAATATCATTTCTCAATCTAATGTTCGTAGGGGTAGCTGTGCTATCTATCTTCCTGTTGATCATCCTGACATTAATGAATTCTTAGACATCAGGGAAGAAGGTAATTCTATTCAGCATGTATCTCTTGGTGTCACCATCACGGATAAGTGGATGGAAGAGATGCTAGCAGGGGATAAGGACAAGCGTAAAATCTGGATGCGTATCATCCGTAAGAGATTTGAAACTGGTTATCCCTATATCTTCTGGACGGATACAGTTAATAACAATCGTCCTAAGGAGGTCGTAGACCATATCTATGCATCTAATCTGTGTAGTGAAATCGCTCTACCTTCAGACGTAGATAACACATTCGTATGTTGTCTATCGTCTCTTAATCTATTGAAGTATGATGAATGGAAGGACTCTACAGTTGTTCGTAACTTGGTTTATTTCTTGGATACAGTCATTACAGAATACGTCAATAAGACAGAAGGAATTAGAGGCTTTGAGACAGCGAGAAACTTCTCGAAGAAGTACAGAGCAATTGGAGTTGGAACTCTAGGTTATCATTCATACCTCCAATCAAAGCTAATTCCCTTTGAAGGACTACGAGCACAGATGGAGAACGTAGAGATACATTCCCTCATCTCTAGAAGGGCTCTAGAAGCCTCTAGGGAGCTCGTACAGCGGGGTTTCGATGATGTCCTAGGCAGTGGTAGGCGAAACGCTACAACTATGGCTGTAGCCCCTACTACAAGCTCTAGTTTCATTCTCGGTCAGGTGAGTCCTAGTGTCGAACCTCTCAACTCGAATTATTTCGTTAAAGACTTGGCTAAGGGTAAGTTCACTTATCGTAATCCATTCCTTAAAGATGTACTGAAAGAGATTGATAAGGATAGCGATGAAGTATGGGACTCTATCCTCATGAGGGGTGGTAGTGTCCAGCATCTGGATTTCCTATCTGACGATCTGAAGAAGGTGTTTAAAACCTTTGGTGAAATCAGTCAGTATGAAATCATTACACAGGCTGCTGATCGTCAGAAATATATTGATCAATCTCAATCTATCAATCTTATGATCCATCCTAAGTCGTCTGCTAAGGACGTACATGAGCTTCTTGTAGAAGCATGGAAGCTTGGATTGAAGACGCTCTACTATCAACGTTCTACTAATCCAGCACAGGAATACGCTCGTAGCTTATACGAATGTGTGGCGTGTGGAGCCTAGTGAAGTGGTGGTCACTATTAACGGAGGGGGTATTCTTCCTCCTATCAGGCGGTATCATTACTAACGTTATGATGAAAGCCTATATGAATAAGCATAAAGATAAAGACGATGAATGAATAACAGAAAACCCGCCTCCGGCAATTAAGCTGGGGCGGGTTTCTTTTTGTCTAATTTCTCATTAATGATTTAATGTCGCTACGAATCTCAATTAATTGATTATGTATCGTAGCTGTTTGTTCTTTACGGTAATGTTCATATAAATCTAGACGCTGTTTGAGTAGTTCAAGCTCTGCTTGATTAGTGAATACACGTCTTACTAGATAGATAATCCCACCTAACAACGTCATAGCAATACCGTAGAGCCATGTATTTACATTGCTCCAATCGATAGTCATTAATCAGCAGCCCAAGTACCACCGGTAACTACACCACCTGCAACAACAACGGTGAAATCACCACCAGTACCGGGGAGGACATCACCATTTTCAATGACAGTTTGAGTGGCTGGAAGAGGGGCTAGTTTATCACTAAGATGACTAGCGAACTTTCTCCAGAATTCATGCTCATTATTAGCAGAACTGAAAGACCCATTCAATGCTGTAAGGACAGCAGTCCAATAAGTCTTCTCATTACTAATCTTACCAGTCCCGCCTACGGCGTCAAGCATAAGCTTGCGAGCTTGCAACTCGTTCATACCATTCTCCTTGTTATTTAGTGAAACGCCCTAACAGAGCTTTACCACCATCTACGATAAACAAAGCCCCGACGATAGCAAGGAACACTTCCTCTGCAAATCCGGGCATACGTAACACAGTCCATCCTAAGAATGGAAACTGTGCAAAGATAAGAGCACTCCAATAAATACCGGCAGGTATAACAAAGAATAGTTGGAACCACCAAGTTCGACCAACCAATAGGCTAGTCTGAGCTTCAATCCACTTCTTTGTTACGTCAGCTTTGACTTGCTCTTTAGTCACTTCATCGTCCATCCCACTTTCGATGGTACGAAGAATACTTTCTAAATTACCTCCGGTGAACAATCCCCCAACAAATTTACCTACGTTGAGTAGAAGCCCACCTAATCCGAATAACCAGCCCATTATTTACCTCCAGCCAATAACTTGATTAGAAGCCTCAGGAGGACGATAAAGATATTATCCCTACCATCGGTAGCCTGATTGGCATTAGACCTGTCAGTGGGCTTCTCTAGCGATTTAACAGCCCTTTCAAATACAAGAGCATGTTCACCAATCTCCACTTGCTTATCGGTGCCATTAACGACTCGTCTAGCATTAGAAAATTCTCTTAAGTCTTCTTTATCATCCTCATCAACACCATCGAGATAATCATTCATTTTCTTAGTCGTAAACCAACCTTCTTCCATTCCATCAAATAAGATAGGAATAGCATAGTTAGGGTTCATAACGAGGTCAGGATTCTTTACAAAATCTACACCAAACTTATCGCTAGCTTTCTTATAATTGTAATCCCAAGTAAGTTGTACATATCCCCTACCATAGTAGGGCCAATACTTCTTAGAACGAAGATACTTTTCTCCACCGTATTCCTTGACAGGTTGCATAGTAAAAGCAGTTTCATGCCACACAGTGGCTAGAATATAAGCCAGATTATCCCATCGTGTATTACGTCTTTCAGCTTCATCAAGGATAAGATTAAATCCATTTACTTGATTTTGTTTAAGGGGGCCATAATGCCCCCTAACGATGTTAAAGAAATTAGTCCTATCCATTAAGCATTACCTTTTCTATTAGCCCAAGCTTTGAATTGAGCTACAGTCATTCCACGAAGGAAAGAGTTAGCACTAATAACTCGTGCAGGAACATAATCACTGACCAATCCATTCGTAGCATTCAATACCTTAACGGCATCACCAGCTCCAAGGAAATGGGCAGCATACAGTGTACCATTATTCAGAGGCACACCATTCGTTCTAAGCTGTCGAGCATTCTCTGCCGTGAACAGTCTGATAGCTACTTCCTGTTGCTGTGGATTTAACCTACCATCGTAGGTTAGTCCAGTGTTGGGATAACGATTAACAAGATCATTCCACGTAGACTTCAGGAATTGGTATCTGCCAGTAGCTGTAGACGTAGGATTCTTAGCACTGTCATCACCAGCACTCTCAGAGGCTCTGATTGACGGGAGGTAATCATCATAGTTGATACCTGCTACGTCAGTATAAGCTGGATCGAGAGGGGGTAGTTCAGTGGTGAGGCTACTAGCCTGGGTGGTATATTCCTCAAGAGGTTCTAACGTATCAGGATTGAAGTCACCGATAGAGAATGATTGAGCATCAGCTTCAGTATCAGTCGCCTCATCGGCCCCCTCACCTACCCCACCAGTTAAAGGGGCGGCTGCCTCTCCCCCATCTGCACTAATGCCAAACAATCTATTAGCAAAATCTTCTTCGTAAATCTTAGAAGCATCAGTGCCAGTGACATTAGCATAAGCATTGATCAGATTGTTAAGCGGGATGCCGATAGAGTTATCACCAGACGTTACATCGTTAGCAAGAGCAATCACTCTAGCGTTATTAACGTAAGCAGCCTTAGGAACAAACTCTACCGCATTACCATTCCAACGAGGCTCAAGGAGCTGGTTCATAGGAATGTTCTGCATCTCTACTCGTTCACCAGCAGTAGGGTTCTGAATAGGGACAGGGGCTGTCCATGCTCTATCGACTGCAGGGAGAAGTTCTTGTTCATAATTATTCTGAAGAACAGAAATAAACTGATCCTTATAACGAGCATCAATCTTACCATGAGTGCTGAGGAATGCTCCCACTTCATTACTACCAAGAAGCTCAACAATATCCTTGAACCCGATAGCACCTTCAGCAGAACGCTCATGAACATAAGCACTATTCACTGCATCATTAATCGCATCATTCAATTCAGTGATAAGTTCTGGACTACTAGTGTTAGTGATAGCACCAGCAGCCTGACGAATGTTGTCAGAGAATCTAGCACTACCCTCAGTATTGTCCGTGAGGTTCACAGTCTTGTTAGGATTACTAACTTCAGCCAACTTCTTCAACGCTTCAGGGGTCCAGATGTCTACACCGAAAGTGGTGTTAGCTAGGCCAAGATCATTGATAAGCTTAGACTGAGCAATCACTGGACCAAGGGTGGGATCATTAGCGTACATCAACGAGTAAGTACTCTGTGTCTGCTTAAGAGCCCCTTCTAGTACAGCATTACTAACTTCACCATTCACCCACTTGTTGAACGTATCCATAGCCCCTTCAATAGGAGCAGTGATGTAAGCGTTGTCTTCTGAGTTACCAGTGAGATACTTAAGCTGGGCTACACTCTGTCCAATTACTGTATTGAGGTTAGTAGCAATCTCAGTCTTGTTATTAGGATTAGCGTTGATAGCAGCCATAGCTTCATTGATCTGACGTTGAGCAGAAGGGTATGCACTCTCTGCTAGACCAACAGTAGCCTGAGTATATTTAAGCCTCTGTGTCTCAGTAAGCTGTGCACCCCTACCTTTTAGAATATCTACTTCCGTATTAAGAGCAGCAAGCTCATTAGCTCTAGATTGAAACATACGATATTCGTCTACAGAATAACCCTTACTAAACGCTTCCTTAGCAAGAGCTTCATTAGCTTGCTGTTCAACCGTACCTTGAATAACAACATGACCAAGGCCATTAGCTCCAGCGAAGTCTGTCCATACAGTATCGAAATCATCCTGCAATGCAGGGGCATTGGAGAGATATTGACGACGAATATTACGAGCCTTGATCATCGCTTCATTACGAGAGATAGAATTCTGATCAACAGCATCAGCTAGATCAAGTAGCTCATTCTCATATGCTGTAAGAATTTTAGCATTCTCATTCTCTATATTAGATTTGAAAACACCACCAGCTACTTGACCTAGGAATTCAGCAGCAGGGGCTAAAGCGTTAGCCAGCATAGCCCCACTATCGTCTTGTACAGGAGCTTGAACTTTGACCGTTGGTTCAATGCTACCTTCCATTAATGTATCACCGAAATTAACGGCCATAAGATTCTCCTGTAATTTTATACATTTCCATTAGTGTCTTGATTTGATCCTCAGACAGATTACTATTATTGATGATACGAGGAATGTCTGCTGGATCGTATAACCCACTATTTCTAAAGAGCGTACGATACAGATCATCAGGATTACTTCTAATCTTCATCTTGTAGTAGTCAGCTACCTTATTCATAATGGCAACATTACCATTGAAGACACGAGATGCTTCAGCCATTACGCTCTGATACTGCTTCATATCAGAAACCGAGAGATTCTCACGGGTATAAAGACCGAAGAGTCCATCCACCAGTTGTTTGATGTCATTATCCAACTGATCAGAAGCTTCCCAAGCTAACTTATTACCAGCCCAATACTGCACTTCATCCATCGTCTGGAAACCAGCAGCTTTCATAAGAGCTTCCATGTGGCTGATATCATCATCCACTACCTGCCCCTTAGCCGTAACAATCTTACCACTCTCCAACATATACTGAGCTTTCATCGTATTAGAAAGACCAGTGAACAGTTGAAGGAACGTAAGACCAATCTGCTTATACTCATCTACATTCTCGTAGTTACCGGGAACGAAGGGAGCAGCTACAGCTTCAATGAAATTACGGATACGACCACCATCGCTAAGAAGCGAAGGGGCAGCAGAGCCAGCTAACATCTCAGGGATAGTACCAGTGATCAGTCCTCCAACGAACTCCGTAAGGGGTTCAGTAGAGAATGGCTGGAGACTACCAGAGAAGTCAACATTAGTATCTTCACCAGACAATGATGTAAGGAAACGATTGAGAAGAAGGTTAGCCATACCACCCTTGATCAGTTCTCTCTGTTCTACTTTCTCCGGAGGGAGGATACCATCAACGAATTGATCAACGAAGAAAACAGTGGGAACACCAAAGGTAACCGTATAACCAGCAATCAGTCTAGCTCGTTCACTTACCGTCAGATTACGATGACCTAAGATAAGGCCACTAGCAATCTTATGGGGGTTCTGAAGGAACTGCATGATGACAGAAAAGCTATTACTATTATAAGGCATATCACCACCACGGTTCATATCACCAGTGATAGCTCTAACCTTAGCCGTAAGCTCTTCTCGTTCAGTAGCATCCAATGACTTCTTACCAAGACGACGAAGCATTCTATCTCGTTCACTAATCCAGACCGTAGTCATAAGAGTTTGTTCACCAAGATCGAAGCCAGCCTTCTGAGCAACCTTCAATGGCGTACCAGCAATCGTAGCAGCTCTCTGGACAACATTCCTGTCAGCCAGTCTAGCAAGATCGTCAGCTAGATACGAGTGAGCATTGACAGCAGCACTCATTCCACTAAGTTCATAATCCTTTATCAGATCATTCATCTCATCAACACTAAGACCAGACATCTTACTGATCTTTAGCGTAGTAGCTGCATCAACACCACGATGCCATGCACCGAGCACAGGAGCCTGTCTAAAGACCTTTACGAAGCCCTGTGGGTTGAGGGAAGCAATGATAGGAATAGCAGGTGCCATCTGAAGAGGAAGCTGCCTCAGCGGGTTCGCTGCAAGGAATAGACGGAATGCAGTGAGACGAGCAGCACTAGAGGGATTAGCCCTTGCAGCCGTTCTACCTACCTTCTCTACCCAACCCCAGCCTTTAGAAGAAGCTACGTCAGCAGACCAATTGAAGAACATCTTCGATGCGTCATCAAGGAGGTTGGCATAACCATCCTGTAGTCCCTGAATATATCTCCAAGCATGTCTAGCTTCATTAGCTCCCGGACCTGAACGAATAGCATCGATAGTTTCAGGGAACTTATAGCTTTCATTAGCAGGGAGAAGTCCCTTGAAGCTAGTAATCCACCGACGCTTGTCGGCTTCCAGAACATCACGGAATGCTACACGATTAGAGATAGAGGCAATAGAACGAACTAAGCTATCAATTGGAGACTCCATACCTGCATCAGAGAGAGTTTTATCGTGGCCTACACGAGTTAATCTCTTACCACGCAGACGCTGAGACGACCTACCGGAATTGAACTGTACATCAAGCTCATCGTCAAAACGAGCATCCATACCAATGTTACGGTCATACTTCCAATCATATTCATTCCCATCCTTCAATGTACGTAGGCGCATAAGCTCAGCTTCTGCATCCTTACGTGTTTCAGCACGAGCAATAGTCTTCGTAGTACCATCAGGGGACTTGACAGTGATGTAGTACGGATCAGTATATCGAACATGGTAGTAGCCATCACGATAACCAAGCGTAGTGTCATCATCTCTAATACGTCTACCATAACCTTCAGTAGCATTGTTCTTAACTACTACATGCGTTACAGTTTCCCCATTAAAATCCTCTGCCTTACGAAGAGAACCGATGTAACCACCACCTGCGTAGAGTTCATCCAGTTCTGTATTCGTCATCTTACCTACTTTACCGTCTGGCAGAAGGTAATCCCTCCCATAGACAGCACTACCACGAGCTTCCTGTTTAATCAGAAGCTGTGTATCAGTCGCCTTATTAACGAAGTATTCATAACCACGATTACGAAGGGTCCGATTGACGTCTCTGTTCTCCAATACCCAAATAGTATCTTGAACCGTCTTCCAATCATTCAACACTTTCAATCCGTCTTCACTGATACCAGCAGCACGGATATTAGCAGCATTAAATACAATCTCTTCATCGTTAGCTATACGAATATACTGATCAACAAGAGACTGCTGTTGCTTACCAAGCTTCTTGAAACCGTCAGCTACACGCTTACCGTATTCAAGCATCTGCTTCTGAAGACCAGAAGCCTTATCAGCAGCACTAACACCAGCCGTATAAGCATTCTTATCAATGTTAACACTCTTAGGAATAACCATCTGAGTGACACCACCCTCACGGGTGAGAGCTTTAACATCTGGAATTGGAATGAACTTCCACAGAGGGCTTACATCAAATCCATCGTAACCAATTTCACTTGGATCGTATTTGTAATCATGCTGTACCTGAACAACGAAATCACCATTACGTAAATCCTGTCCATCTCTTACTGGACCATAGAGTCCATCAGGCTGACGAGACAAAACGGTGAGTTCACTATCCTTAATCCCATACTTACGTAGAGCAGCTTTAACATACTCCATACCAGCTAAGGCATCAGAGAAACCATTCTCCTTAGGGCCAAACACTTGGTTGAAACGGATACCGTTACCAAGCTCAGTAGCTTCAGGCTTAATGGTAGAGATAGTCTGCATAGCTGAACGAGATGTTAAGCCATTAACATTCTTCCATTCGTTAATAACTGATTTCTTAGCAGCAGCCTTCTCTTTACGAGAAGCCCATACTGCACCATCAGCATCATCAATATGTTGAATGATATTCTTATCAGGTGTAGCAGCTACTTCATCGAACTCAGTCTTATGACGAATACGATTACCACCACCAACATCAGGAAGAATATCATTAGAGAGGGCAGAGGTACGATCAGTACCATACAACACTTCAGCCGCTCTATTATCCGTAGCTCTAACTACAATCTCATGAGCAGCTCTAGCCTTAGCGGGATTAGTATCCTTATAAATCTGAGAAACAGAAGTAGGCTGAGTGTTACCAGAGATATGTGCTCTCTGAACTTCAGGAAGATCACCCTGTCGATCAGGGATAACTCCATTCAACTGATTACGTCTCTTGATCTGAATTGGAGCCATAGAAGCTCGAAGATCAAGCACCTGCTGACTAGTCATATTGTCAGTGATAGAGAGACGATCAATAACATTGTCGATAGAGAATCCATCACCATTAGCAAGTTCATCGCTGATGACAGTACGGATTTGATTGATACTGGTCTGAGAAGGAAGTTGATTACGATTGAATATTTCAGACGGAATAGATTCGATAATACTATCTACGTCTGTTGCGTAGTCAGGAGCTGTAGGCTTCCACTCTAGAAGCCTCGTAGGATCGGTTATAGGGCCCGTGGAGGCCTGTTGAGCCTCTTGGGCTAGTGCACCCCTACGAAGAATCTCTGTGTCTAGCTGAGCCCCTGTAGCCGCTTTAAACACATCTCCAGTTGCAGAGAGGGTTTTACGAAGAGGTGAGAGAAGAACAGTAGCATCAAGAACGGAGAAGAAGTCATCAGCCCAACGATCAGTCTGACTATAACCATTCACGCTAATCATTTGCTCAAGATTACGAATAGCACGTAGAGTGGTAGTGTTAGTCGTAATAGTCCCACTCATTGACTTAATCGTAGAGATGAGAGCTTGAACAACAGGCTTACGTTCTTCAACAGGCACTCTATCCAAAGCTTCACGGATACGATTCTTACCTTCACCCATAATGAAGAGGGTCTGAAGAGAGTTGCCTACACCACCAGTACCCTCTACTCCTACGATGTTTTCAAACATAGCAGCATCAGCAGCATCAAGGAACGGAAGGAAAGATTCAGCTAAGAGCTTAACATTATCTTGGAATGCAGGAGTCTCTTCGCTATTAAGAGCATTGATCTGCTGCTGTGCCCAAGCATGATAACTATCTACTTCGTCATAACCAGCAGCAATGGCAGCTCTAAGTTCGGAGCCTTCAATCGTCTCACCTTCACTATCTGCTTCAGCAGCCGAGATAGCCACCTTAACACCGAGAGAAGGAGGGTTTTGATTAGTCTGGAAACCATAAAGGATATTCTGCTTCTCTTGGTCTGGAATATCAGGATTGACGAGAATAGTACGGAGCTGATCCATACTACCTTGTACGTCATTTTGATCCCAAGATTGATTGATAGCATCGAGAGTGTTGCTAGACGTAGAGAAACTCAACTGATTAGTAATAGCTTTATAGGCACCATCTAAGTTACCACTAGGGTCCAATGCAGCGCCTAAAGTAGCAATCGTATTGATCGTAGAAGCATTGGCAGCAGGAGAGGGTTTAGTACGGGGCTGAAAAGCCTCCATACGCATTTCTTCCTTGCTACGATCCTTATTATTGAAGTCACTTAGATTCAGTGCCATTATTATTCCTTATCCTTTTTGATCGAAGACTGACGCAAAACCACCTAAACCACTACGGATGGTATTAGTCCAAGCCCCGATAGTATTAGCTTGAGAAGTGAAGTCGGCTGCTGATTGTAGATTTTTATTAACAGCAGTATTGGCTTTACTTTCTCCAAGGCTACCACTAACCAATCCAGCCAGATTACTAGACAATGCTCCTACAGCACCTACCTGACCACTAGAGCCAGACGTACCCTGATTTTCACTGGAAGCGATAATCTGTGCTCTACGTATACGTTCTTCACGAATACGTTCTCGTCTAGATGTAGCTCCAGCAGTTTGCTGTTGAGCACTTTGGATATTTCTAGCCTCTCGCTCAGCGTTGGCGGCTGCACTTGCTGCACCAGCTTGTGCAATACCACCCACTACACCTACAAGGGCAGATAGGCCAGCAACAATTACTTCAATTCCCATTTCCACACCTCATAGTCTTCATGTTCACCAATCTTATTAGCACCACCAATAATTTTAATTATTCGATTATCTTTCGTATAAGCAAAAACATCTTCATAACCTTGGAAGTAGGCATCAATCATAAGCTCCGCCCACTTCTCTTTAATCTCATTGATGGTGTTTTTCGTTGTATTGTAAATAGCAACATGAATAAACAATTGTTCGTTAATATCTTCCAACCAGATACGATAGTCAGAAGTGGAATAATATGTTCGTCTATTTAGTTTTTTGACTATCTGACGGTCTGCATTATTCATTATACTTGCTCCGCTACTGAGAATATCATTGACCAGCCATAAAGATGGAGATTACGATAAGGTTCAGTCCTAAATCTTAAACTTAATACCTTACCATTCCCTCTAAGTTTATTACGAGTGACAATGGTAGAAAAACCATTATCGTAATTATCTTGATTATCAACTGGTATATATAATTTACGATAGCGATAAGCTTGGAATTCTCTACCCCATTTACCGGAACGATCACTATCAGACCAATCCCACCTAGCTTGTACTAAACAAGAAGACTGGTTGATAGGAGTCATATCCATATCAAAACCATTCTCAGTCCTACGGAGGTGGATAGTGATATAAGGTAGTTGTTTATCACGTTGGAAATCAGAACCAGACATATAATTGGTGATAAGATAAGCAGCGGCATCAACACCAATATTATCTTCACTATACCAATCTCTAAAATCTGTATTAGAATACTTGGCAAATGTGTAAGAGATACCACCAGCTATCGAATTGATAATGATATAGCCTAATTCTCGTTGACTAACTCCAAGAAGTTCTTGTGCTGAAATAACAACTGGATCAGTATTAACTACTACTTGATCACCATTAACTACAACATTATTTTCACTCAAGTCAATCTGGTAAGATAGGCCGATATACATAGCTACAGGTTTTGGATATACACCTTCTAATTTACCTATAGTATTCGTATAAAAAGCTTGTAGTTGTAGATCAAGAATCAACTCTCTTACGTTATTGGTAGATTGCGTATTATTATAATAGAGCCATCTAACTTTACGTTCATAACTATCGTAAGCACCATAAGCTAGTTGCTTATCACCAATATTAATCTCGTCATAAAATCTTTGAATTTTACCGAATGAAATATTATTGGATTGCCATGATCCAAATTGATCTGGATTAATAAAATAGATAGCATCGTCTGACCAAAACATCAAACCATTATCAACAATAACGATAGAGTCTGGAGAAGTACAACCTTTATCGCTAATCTTTTCTACGATATAAGCTGTTGCAGTAAAGCCGTTATCACTACCGCCAACAACACGCCATACACCATTCTTAGCAACTACCATAAGTGAACTACCAAGATTAACTAATTTCTGGATACCGTAAGCACCATTAACACGGATGAACCCGCCATCAGTTGCTACAATATCAGGAAAATCTTTGGAGGTTGGGTCACCTGCTTGGTAACAAGAAGTAATATCTGCAATACTGTCAACCACTCTACTAAACAAAATATACGAGGAGAGTTTAGGAGAATGACCATCACCATCAATAACTTCACCGGGGAAGCCGCCATAAAAAACTCTACCAGCGAATTCTGCAATGGAGGTAGCACCAGAAGGTGTTTCGTCTTGTGGAAGTGTTGGAACTGTTAGAATTAGATTTGGATAACGAGCGTTGTTCTTATTGTTTTCAGAAATTCTACTAGCACCACGATCAAGAGCGTCTATAATAAAATAACCTTGCGCTGCTCTAGTTGTGCCGATAGGATTTTTATACAAATCATTAGGGAAGAATCGTTCAGTAATTCTATCGTCTGTGTCTTCTGCATCAGGATATAGAGAAGAGGTTACACTGTCAGCATTTGAAGGATATTTATAGCCACTAGTTTCCAAGAATGCAGCAATAGGATCACTGATACCTTCATCATTAGCGAAGAGACGAGTAATACCCCAAGACTGATTTCTTAGATTATAGATATGAGGTGGGTATTCCACTTCAATTCTATTACTAACTTCTGTACCACGAGTGACATCAACTCCACTGACAATATCATCTACGCCAAAGAAGTCTCTAATAAGAAGACGTTTAGTAGATCGAACAATTGTATCTGAGTCGACATATTCAAAAATGTAAACATCTTTATCACTATTGACAGCGACTAGGAGGCCATCCACACTAGCGAATGAGAACTTAACATTCAATGCAGAAGTAAGAAACTCTTCTCTATGAAAATATCCTTGTGACAAGGCAGCATTAGTCATATGGAAAAAGTCTAATGTATTACCAATTTGTACAACTTGGATAAATCGGTCTGGATTACCACCAGCATTATTCCATTTAAACGATCGAACACCAATTGGGATAGCATCTGTATATTCTACGGTATTAGTGATCTCAGCATAGTTGGCTTCATAATCCATACCAAGCCTACGATTACGACTCCCATCAATATTTAAGACGAAGTTATCTTCATCTAGAGACGAATTATCAGGAGTCGTTAGAGGGCTTGCGTCGGTAATTAGTCCTGCGTTGAATTTGTTTACTTCCACTACGTTGTAACTTCTCGCCATCCTCTACCTCCTTTCTTGTCACATAAATGTCAATCATTTTTCGAGCAGTACGTCTATCAGTGAAGTAGCCCCTCAATGACATATGAGCACTACCACGACCAATATACTCCACTTCGTAACCGATAATATTTGGAATAGGTTTAATTACATAGCCTTTATATTCTTCCATCAATTACCTCGTCTAAAAGTGGGGTCTTTTCTCCGTCCCTTAGCATTCTTTCTACCATAACTATACGGATATAAATCTTTCTCATGTGTCTTCCAAGCTTTACGAGAAAGCCATCTCTGTTGTCTACCTGATTCTTGTTCAGCTTTAATATCCTGAACTTGCTTCAGCTTAAACATAGCCTTACTCTTAGCCTCTTCAATCAAAGCTGAGAAGGCTTCATCTGGAAGATCAGGAACAAAGTCATCCTCCATTTCAAATACAGGGATGATATAAGCTCTAATCTGAGTTTTATTAGCTTGTATAGTAGAATCAACATTTGAATCAAACGAGTCAAATACCATAGTATCATCGTCAAATGACGTATAATATTCAGGGGCCTTGTTCTTCATAATTAAGAACTTGACACCCGTAGGATCAAGAATGATATCGCAATTCACATCATCACTATTACGCTGATTAGTAAGACGAAGGAAATCATCTGGATCAAGATACTTCATCTGCTTATAATCAATACGAGTCTGACCTTGTTTCTTCACATCATAATAAACAGAAATTAATTCTTTAACGTTATCAGGGAGACTAGTATGAGTGGGGAGGAGATTATTGGAAGAAGGGGTGATATTCAGTACACGGGCAGTATGAGGCCAATTTCTATTAGAAATCATAGCCTGATATGCTGTCTTAACAATCTGAGCTACCTGCGTAGCTTCATCAGTATCGTTAATACTATCAACATAATCCCCATCCATATCTGAGAGAATATCACTAACGATTTCTAATAGATTATACTTCATTAGGTATAGTCCCCTTGTCTAATAACGGATATAAACCAACCATTAATTGCGACAGTTGCACCAGTCTTATCAGCCCTCATTTTTAAACGGGCTGGGTTATTTTTGATCAATGTGCTTCCAAGAAAGAATGGAATATTAAATGTTAGCTGATAAGTACCCGCAGTTTTAATGTCTCGTTGTGCGACAACTGGCAATTCTACAGGAGTTCCACTACCTACAGCAAGTTCAAGAACTAGATCAACAGCAGTGTTAACGTTCGTAGTAGTTAAAACGATATCCATACGTAAATCTAAAACATCACCAATTACTAGACTGGTAAAATCAAACCTATTCGTACCAGAATTCCAAATAGTAGTAGCACCGGGTATAGCAAAAGTGATATTGGTATTAACACCAGCAGTACTATTAATCAAATCATAATACGTAGACGCAAGAGTTAAAGGTACAGTAGCGCCTGAATGGTTGTAATTATACCAACCAGCTATAGTAGGTTGTCTAAATGATGTAGTTCCATCACCATCAGCAGTTAATACTTGGTTATTCGTAGCTGTAGAAGCACCCTTAACTTCGTGTCTCTCAGCATCTGGAATTAGTCTATGCTCTGTTGGCATTCTTTATCTCCATAAAAGAAAAGGGGCGATGGCCGAAACCACCACCCCTTGTTGTTAAATTTACGGAAGAACCGGACCACCGGGCTTAGCCGGAGACGGAGCACGATTGATACGATCAAAGAGGATCGTAACACGAGCCTTACCAGCCGCACCAACGGTGGGAAGAGTGCCAGAAGTAACGATGCCAATGGTCGTGTTAGCAGCCAGAGGGACTTCTGCATCCCACGTACCCGAAAGGGCAGCGGTAAGATTAACAGAGCCAGTGGCTTCAAGCTGGGCTTCGGTAATGGTAAAACCATTAGTCGCTTCAGTACCAGAAGTACCAATCTCAATAGCGGGCGTAGTGCCGCCAAGAGTGAATACATCTTCAACGTCCATATACACAGCAGTAATAACTGCACCAGCAGGAAGGACGAAGGGACGGAAAGGACCAACAGTTGCATTAACGAGGTCAGGAGTTAGATCGATAACGAGTTCTTCTTTTACACCCTCAACCTTGTTAACACCAACAGTGTTACCAACATTACGAGGACCAAACTGATTGTGGACGTCTTCTACAACGTTACCACCAGAACCAACGAGAACGCCGTTACCGAAAGGAGTCTTATAGTACTGAGCCATATTCTATCTCCTTACACGGCTGCGTCAATATTAGTGGGGTGCGTGATAAGCACAGCAGCAGTGTCAAGACGCTGAACACCAAGGCCATAGCGGCTACGAGCCACATATTCATCACGAGCACGATCCTTGTTACGTTCACCTTCAACCTTCACAGGACGACGGAGAGCATACATAACCGGCTTGGTATTATCATCAGCAACGCTCATGAAGATATTCCACACACCATCAGTGATGGAAGTCGTACCATCAGTACCCGTACCGCGATAGAGGCGATTAGAGGTGATGATATTCCAACCAAAGAGATTGGTGATGAAACGGTGATCACGTTCGAAGCCATTCTTCAGAATTTCCATCGGCCATGCCGTGATATCAGAAGTGATGGTGACAAGACCAGCCAGCGTAGCTGCAACAGTAGGATCGACGATAGCTACTCGGCCACCAGAGGGGACGTTAGCCTTATCGAAAGCAAGCTGCATACGACGGAAGTGATCCAGCGTAGCAACACCATTAGCATCTGCCGAAACAATCTTATGGGCAAAGCCATTAACTGCATATGGAGAAGCGGCCTGCATAGCCAGAGGGATCGTTTCAAGGAAACGGGTTTCAAAATATTCCTGAAAGGCACGAGTCTGCTCAACTGCACGAGCGGCAGTGAGACGTTCAACCTGTGCACCATCTTCACGAAGGTCATCAGTCACATACCAAGCATCACCAACATAGTCGGTAATCTTCATAGTGATTTCACCCGTTTCAATAGGGTTATAGATGAGCGGAGTATCTTCCGCAGCTTCCTGAAGGGTTACAGTACCGATAGTCTTAATATGGAGGGTTTCACCCGAACCAAAATCAGAGACATTACGATAAAAAGAACCGGGAAGCAGACCATCGTGCAGGTTCGTTAGAATGAAGTCAGAATACTGTTCTGCTTCAATGAACGCACGAGTATTAGTAGTAAGCTGCATTTACAAATCCTTATGATTCGACATTAAGTCGTTTATTTACATTATCCTTAATCTTACGGAAAAACTCAAGTTGCTTATCGTGCGTAGCACCGGGCCCCGACAGTAGAGACTGATCAGGGGATTTAATTTCTTCAACTGGAGCCTTATAACCGCCAAGATTGACGGAACTGTTATTTAGAGAAGGTGTGGCAGTGGAGCCACCAAACAGCTCAAGAACCAAGTCAGGGTTCTGAGCAGAAAGCTGCTTCAACATTTCGGGAGTGGTTCCAAGGGCCTTGGCTCTAGCACGAGCTACTTCACCAGCCTTATCCCCATACTTACGGATCAATGCTTCATCAACCTTCTTAAGATTAGAAACAGCAGTATTCACCTGCTTATCTTCTTCGAGAGACTGCTTAACAATCTTACGAACAAGTTCTTCAGCCGCTTCTACACTACGTCCACCTTCATCCACGGTCTGAGGATTTGGTTTTTCGTTGTTATTATTATTCCCACTAAGACGCTTAATCGTTTCTTCAAGAGTTTCCACTTGCTTCACCTTTTCTTTGAACTGTGCATTCTCATTTTCAAGCGTGGAGATATACTCCTGAGACGCCTTCAACGCATCAAGTGCAGCGATAGGATCAGTGTACTTAGGGGTGCCATCAGGACGCTTAATTTCCATTAGTTTTGCAACAATAGCATTAACGCCTTCGGCAGCAGCTTCTTCATTCTTGGAAGTGGTCACTTCCGGTTCGTTAAAAATACTCATGGTCTGAGTTATATCCTTCCTATAATATAC